CACACATTGCGAGGCAATCCATGCTCAGGAATGTAAGCTTACCCGGCTCAAACATATCGTCAGGAACGATAGGAATATCGCGCTCACCGTTGTTCCAAGTGAGGAAAGAGCGCTCGTAGCCACCCTTGAACTTGCAAGGCTCATATCGGACATCGCTAACGAGAGTATTAGCAATCTCGTCAACCTGAGCATCGTGACCAGTCACGTAATCAGGGCGCTTGCCGGACTGAGTTTTGATACTGCGAAAAGCCTTGTTCATAATGTCGTGCGACCACGGGCGACTAACTCCTCCGTTGTCATCGACATACGCAGCCCACTGAGGTGCATCAGTCGGGCTAATGCCATAAAGCGTGTCTGTATCGTCGACGATATGGGCAATGCCAGTAAATTCCTCGTTGAAGGCGTTCGCTAAACTATCGCCCCGCACGATGTAGGCATTGTCACTCACACTTACCAAATTCTGTTGGGTGGTAATTTGAGTAGTCGTGTCAATAGACTGAATTACGCCTGTGTCTTCCGCAGTAAAAGCACCGGCAGAAATGGTTCCAACAACAATAGGCATGCCTGGACGCAACTGCACGTTTGCGCTGTTGTTATCAAGCGCAACAGTAGCAGAGCCTGGAGCGCCACCGATTGAAGCACTCAACTGACCAAGCAGGCCAGTAAGAGCAACGCCCTCGTGCTTTGAGTCCGAGTCTGTTGGTTTATTTCCAACAAGGGCACGGGCAACCTCGTACTTCAGGTCTTCCTGTAAGTCATCCATCTTGTCAGCCAGCGCGTCAGCAAACGCGCCACGGTCAGTCTTGGAAACTGCCATCAAACGCTTGCTAAGTTGAGCACGACCCCAAACATCCTTTGGCTTTACTCTGCCTTTAGCGCGAGTAGCGGTGCCAGCTGAAGGCAAGGTGCCGCCCTCTGAAATAGCGTGAGCACCATATGCTCGACCTAGTTTGGTCGAAAATACAAGCTCTGAGCCCTCAAGCTTAACCTTCTTGGTGCCAGCCTGTAGCGCGTCGTACAGCACAACGTCGCGGTTGAGCTGATCCTTAATTCCATCTTCGTAAGTTTCTTTTAGCGCCTCAACAAAGCCGCCAACCGCAGTAGTGTTTTCAATACTCATCTTTTATTCCTCGATGCCCGTTCACGGGCGTCAGCAGTTCAATTAGTCAATTCCCATGCGCTGAAGGAACGCCTCTCGTGCATCAGAAATCGAGGTAATACGCTGCTTTTCGCCAACGCCGCCCATTCCGCTTTGTGGCAGAACAGGTGGGCTATTGGTCCCAGGGGCCGGAGCCGCTGAAGCAAACCGCCCTTTCCAGGTCGAAGTCTCTCGCTCGTGCGATTGACGAGCAATGTCCCGCACCTGAGATGCGGTGAGATTCGGGTTCTGGAACAGGTGCATTGCAATCTCGTGCTTACTTGCATTCGGGTAGTCCGCAAGTGCCGAGTCAGCCATTGACCGGAAATGAGTACGCAGACGTGCAGTTTCTACCTGCTCCATCTGAGACTGCTTCCATTGAGACAGTTCCGATAGTTGTTTCTCCAGCTCTTGCGTTTTTCGCTCAAGCGGGTCCACATACTCTGGCTCTGGCTCTGGCTGCAATGCCTTTCGCAGTGCCTCAACGGGGTCTACAACCTGTTGAGCCTGCTGGTTTTGATGCTCAATGTAATTTCTTAGTTGAGCAATCTGGTCTTCGTATTCGCTCGCCTTCGTCTGAAAGTCGTTTTTCTGCGCTATTACCTGTTGAAAACGGTCATACGGCACCGGACCCGGACTAGACGAGGTATCGCCCTCGCTGGCTGCACTAGTATCTGCCGATGTCGCGGCAACCTCCACTTCTGGAGTGCTTGCCAAATCCTCACCACCTACGGCCTGCGATTCCGTACCGGAGTCTGTGCTCGTTACGCCTTCTGCTGACATGGTTTTCTCCCTGCGCTTTGACGGAGCGCCACCCGATTATTTGGGATAACCACACACAGACCCATTGGCCTGCGTGCATAAATTACAAGCGGACAAATTTCGCTGTCAAAAAAATGTAAACTTGTTTGCCGCTGTCGAACTCTATTACATCTCTTCGGTGGGCACCATGTCAAACTCGCCAACTCCTGGACCCATTACTCCAGCATCCTCTTCGGGTATGGCAATTTGAGTCCCAGTGTTGCCACGAGACAATGCGGCCATCTGCTCCATAAGCTCTGGCGGCATCTGCGGGCCTGCTTCTGGCGGCATTCCAAAGGCATCCATTGGCTCAGGCTGTGGCATCTGCGGCTGACCTGGCTGGCCCTCCTGCGGTGGTGGCTCCTGCATGAACGGCGGCCACGCTTCAACCTGTATGGCTTGCTCGTCTACGTGAGTCCACCAAGGCACGCCCTGCTGAGATTGCGAAGCGTAGTAGTAGCACCACGCCAGATTGCGCATAAACATATTCTGTATCTCTGGAGCAAGACGGCGATACTCGGCTGACTGCATGTAATCAGTCCGCTCGTCTATCTGTATCTCCATAGAGTCAATGGCTGGGTTAGGATGTACGAACGCACCAACCTTTAGCATCTCGTTGACTTCGCGTGCGTATCTGCGCTCACGGCTGTTGTCTCCGTCGATAGCGTCCGTATCTCCAAACTCAAGCATCTTTCGGAACTTGATTTGGTTCATTGGGTCTTGCGGATTGCCGAATACGCCACGCTCCCACATCATCAGCAAGCGCTCCTGGCGGAACGAAAGCAACTTTGGCAGCATTGAGCCGCCTTGCATGCGAACATCCGTAGAAGAAATGTCGCTTGAAAAGAACCGTATTAGTTCGCTGACCGAGTTTTTACCCATCACTGGGACGGTATAGGCAACGGGCATCATGTCTCGCCACATCGTGAGCAGCATGGAGCCAACGCCACAGATAGCCTTCTCGACCTCTTTAACCAACGGCCCTAGCAAAGTTGCCTCAAGGTCTGTCGCCATTCCGATTGCACGACCAGACATGTTTGACGGTATGCGGCCACGAGTAAGTGAGGAAAGCCCAGATAGCTCAAAGATTGTCTCCACCGCACCATTCTTGATGACCAGGTGTTCCTGGGGCAGTGGTGGATTCACCATGGGCCGCGGAGCCGGAAATCCTGGGTTATACTCTACAATCTCGCCAGGTTCATTGCTGATGTAGTTGCCGTTCTTGAGCGAGCCCTCAGCTACAATCCACTTAGCCTGAGCCATCAGGTTAGCGTGCTCGCGAATGTCCTTGTCGCGTTTGTTTACTTCGTGCTGCGGGTCTAGCAGAGACACTGCGCGCCCATGCCCAATCATGCGTCCGGGTATCTTGCCATCCCGTATGGGGTAGAATGGCAGCTTACCGAATGGCAGGCGCTCCTGGTGGTACATAACTAGCCCACCAGCAATAACGGTAAACATGCCGTTAGGGTGCCGAGGCGAAGGTCGCTCGTAATACTCGATTACCTCAACGTGCTCAGTAAGGCTCTGTGCGCTGTTTTGGCGGTCGCCTCGCAGTTTGTCCATTAGCTGGACCTGAAAATGGTCGAAGTCCATGCGGCGATTGCTTTTGATGTACTTGGCTTTATCGTAAGTTTGTCGCAGAACATCAATATGGACAGTGTTTCGACTGTATGCCCAGCGGCATTTCGACCAACGCCGAGCCCCTGGGTCAAAGCCAAACTCCATGAGAGACAGCACATCCCAGTCAGGAATGCCTGTCATTCTTGGCCCAAGGTCGCCAATAGCGCCTTCGACCTCTGCGCCGACCTCCATCTCCGTTTGAGTTGGCTGGTATTGTTCGCCGCCTGCGGCATCCCAGTACACCTTGATAGCGGACAGGCCAGTAAGCGTAGCCAGCTTTACTGCCTCTTCAATTCCATCCCCAAAGTCCAACTCCATCCACAAGTGGTCAAGCAGCTTCTCGCTTGCACGAGCTGCCTCCTGGTCATCCTCATCAGATGTAGCAGGAACTACAGTCACGGCAGGTCGGTTTTCAGTAACCTTAGCAGTTACATCGTCAATCACCCGCTTCATGTAGTTGGTGACTGGCTGCTCTTCCCACTCTTCAAATTTTATAGAGTCGTGCGTCTCAGACGCCCGGTCATACCGGAGCCACTGCTGGCCTAGGTAGAACGAAATGGTGTAGTACGCAGAGCGAACATGGGGTTTCTTGAATCGTTCACACAGCTCGAACTGCTTAGTGACGTAGTTTACAAGCTTGACTTCCTCCGCAGTGGGAGACCAGCTTTCGCCACTTTGACTGTCGAACCGAGTATACTGGTCAGTAATCGCAGAGGATGGCATGTACTATCCTTGTCGGTATATCTGTGAGGTGTCTGCTGATGTCTGCCCCGTGCCAGGAAACATCGTCAAAGCAGCCATTTGCTCGCGGCTCAAGTCTAACGGGTTTTTACGACGCCTCTTGAGTCTTCTGTCGGCTAAATTCTTTTTTAGATTTAGCAAGGTGTTGGCTTTCATAGGCGGCTGAGGCGTGGGACCACTCCCAACAACACCACTTCGTATTTGCTTTGCCAAGGCCTCTCGCAACATTTCAGGATCGAACATCGACATTTCAGCAGAAAACTGCATCTTGCCCTCGTCCATTGGGCTAACGTTCATGAAAAGACTCCTCTGTGAAGTGGGTTCTTGTTATCTTTATTGACATCAAACATGCTTAGTGCGGCGAGCTCAGACTGCGGAGATCGAGCAATCGTAGGCATATCGTCTTGCAGGGCAACTGACATTAAGTCTGCGGCAGGGCGAGCCTGCTTTTCAGTAAACTTTTTTGGCTCCGGTCGAGGCAGTGCTGGCTCTAAGCCATCAACCTCTTCGCTTGGGGCCGTCATAACGTCAGTAAGGGCTTTGAAAAACGTCCCTATCACAAGTCCTGGTAGCATTTAAAAATCCTCCTGCAACGAACCGGTAATATTTTGAAACTCAGTTGGCTTCGACTTTAGGCCAAAAAGCTCTGATGCTGCATTCTCTGCGGCTAATCCAAACGGGTCTTTTGCTACCTTTTCCACAAACTTAAAGGATATCTTTGGCACAGGCTTGGTAAGCCTCATCATTTTTTTTGCGGTTATTTCGCTTGCTATTCGTTGAGCTCTGTCTTGCTCAGAAGAGCCCAAAGGCGCAGTGCCAATCATTTTCTCAAGCAAAGCCATGTCATCCGATGTCGATGGCTCAAAAGCACCGCCCGGTAGCCCTGCCAGGTCACCAAACCCTGCTACAGGCTTTTTATCTTTCTTGCCGTAATCCATCCTAGCCCTCGCCGTTCTGCTTATCGCGCTTAGACAAGGCGATAGAAAGCTGTCGCTTCTGATGCACTGGCACCTGCGACCAATATAGCGCATTTGATTCTTCAGGCGCGTCTGGGAAATCAGGCAGTTCGCTGTATTTCACAAGTAAATCGTGCATCCAGTCTCTCGCTGTCCAGCCAATCCAAATGCCTACAATCAAAGCCGCAGCGATAATTGCAATCGTCATCGGCCACCTCCACGGTAGAATCGCTTCTGAGGACGAACACCTCGCCTGCGACCGCCGCGTGGTGCAATGTCGTCCATCTCTTTAGCCTTA